AGAAATTGTATGAATAACGGTCACAATTACAAATACCGTGGTAGTTTCCTGAGGGACTACACAAACCCTACACCATAGTCCAATTCCATAATTTTGGCCATTGCATATGAGGAATAATGTTGGCCAACTTTGACGTTAGATATTTGTTCAACAAGTTCCCAAATTTCCTCAGATGTCAACCCATATCTGCTACGTATAGCATCAGAGTTATCATACATAGAATGATCAGGTACTTCATCGAACACATGGATAAGTGAGTCATGTTTGACCTCAAGATTACTCTTGGACACAAATCGCTCTCTAAGCGCTTTTAGAATTGGATTAGATGATTCATTTTTCCACCCCTTAACGACACCGGCCATAAATGCGTCACAACGCACACTGTTCGACATAGAACAGAACTCTGCATGAGACACACCCAGTTGTGTAGCCTGCATGTCATCCTCAAGATCACCAAAATTTTTAAAAATGGCTCCTAGGTTCATAAATCCTCTCCATTCTCCATCGACACGGAAAGGACTCCTCTTGAGGAATTGAACATGGTGGAAATTTAAATTAGACTCCGCTATACAATTATCAACCGTTACGGAGTGGCCTACGTACTCTGCTGAATTTTTATAAATTTCATCAATTGTTTCTTCAGGAAATTTTGCAATGACATCATAAAAGAAAGACAGAGCAATCATCATTGACCCAACATGGTTTAGGATTGTGGTTAAAGTAGTTCCTGATCCTTCGAAGGGCCCGTCAAATTGTAGGGTTACGCGAGATCCAGTATCCTCTGGACTAACAACATTAATAGGCAACATACATTGCTCTATCAAATTCCATGCTCGTCTTTCATGGAAGTTGGACAATAATAGATAAGTGAAAAGAAAAGCTGGTGCATCTTGCGATGAATCGTTGGATGACACGTCTCCATTGAAGCAGAATGTATGTCCATTAATTTTACCAGCATAAACAGAATCATCAGAATAGATTGCTACATATACATAATTATCAGAAGATGTAGCGTCATACAAATCTTTGAAAATTTGATCAATGGAATCTGGTTTTGGTTTAGCCATAATATTAACCATTAAAGTATAGTCAACGCCTTTCCGAGTAGCGTGGAATACGTGTTTACCATTGATACCCATTTTAACAAATTCCGGTAATTCAGGAGCATAAATACAACCAGCACCATACGCCATATACAGCCGTGGAGCTTTACCAAACTTAGCTAACTCACGCTTAATACAAACTTCTAGCGACCGAACTAATAAGTTGTCCTCAGCCTCTAGTTTAATGCGGTTTACGTAAGACTTCCTAAGCTTTCTTTTAATATGTTGTAAATCTGCCACTGCTTCCCTGGATAAATATGGGTGGAAAGCTGTCAGCAACTCTTTGTGAACATTCAAGAATAACCAGCGTTTGCCATTGAGGCACGCATCAACTATTTGATCAACTATCGAACGAGTACAACCGTTGAAGACTTGAAATAATGATTTTGTCATAAACTTATCCTTAGCACCCTCTTCGATGTAAGTGAACTTAGAAGATGCATATGGTTCAGTTTGACGCGACCCTGTCAATCGGTTATACATATCGATTGTTTTGTGTTCTTTCTTAAATTCTCGAGCTATAACATGTGCCAACTTGATAGCACGCCGGCGGTATTGCAACTCTTTTTCCCAATTCTCCCGACAAGCAATCAGCCTTTTTAAGCCATGATTCAAATTATTATTAGAATTCGAATACTCAACCATTGGTTTTTGGTGACGCCCTTTGAAAGTGAAATATCGAGTGCGATGACGCGACTTACAACCTTTGTCAGTCGTTTTAAAAGATAATTTGGAGAAACGCCCGCCATCAGCTATTTTATGATATGGCATAGCTACAGGCTGATCATCATCGCCAAGTTCCTGAATATCACAACCGTCAGTGCCATAAACCACATCCACATCTCCTGCCACACTAACAATTTTCACATCGTGTCTAACTTCCCAATCAACCTCTCCATCATATTCATCATCTGGTATCTGTACAGGTTTATGATGATCAACTAGAGTAGTTGACTCGAGTATGGAATTAGCATACCCTGAATCTATTCGACCAATCAACTGGGAATTATTTGTAACTAGGACATTATTGTATGTTTGAGCCAAACGTAAGGCATGCTTAGAATGAGTTAGGTGCACTATATAGTTGAACGTGCTATCCTCGACCAATGAACACGTCAAGCCAAGCTTACTATTAGCATTTAAAGCATTAAGAACGGGATTATCAAGTACCGACGTGCGGAATTGCTTGTTCAGAGATGTAAATAAAGGCATATAAACTTGATATGTTTGTGCTGGGTGCTCAACCCAAATCTTGTTACTATCCAGTGTTCTGTACCCTTCAAGGTGAAACTCCTTAGTAGCATGTTCACACCTTAGTTCTTTGTTCTTGCTATTATCTGAACTAACTCCAAACCATCCAGATCCAGATATGCATCCCTTGTATTGACCCTCAGGAACCACTATAAAACCTTCAATTAACGGTTTCAACGTGGGCGTCAGATCCAAATACTGATAAATGGCACCTGGGATAGGATTAATTCCAACACTATAATAAGTAATGGTAGGTTTCTCACTCTTGATCTCCGTCTGGGCAGTGACCTGTTCTGGGGGACCAAATTCCACCTTACTATGCTTACCATCAGCAGCCTTGCCATGAAGTTTCTTGTTGTTGGCTTCTTTTTGTTGTCGTTTCCTGTTGTTATAAGCGTTCTTTTTGGTGTTGTCAACGTCTAGATCATCACTATTAGTCCATTCTCCATTGCACCCATTAAGTTGAGATGCACATGAAAAATAATAGGGACTTGTCAACTCTACTCCATAGTAGAAATAACCAGCAGCAAGTTTTAACTGCTCTACAACACGCAGATGGTTATATGCAGTGTCTAACCATTCATAATCCACGTGTTGTAGCCATTTAATCAGGTTAACACCACTAGCTGGTGCCTGATTAACCCATGTAGTGACAGTTCCTACATAGGATTTGTTTTCATCGGAGTAACTAACGGCCTCGGATGAGCAACCGGCCCCCCAACTATTTTTAGATGGAGCACTTTCCCAAAAAGACAACCAATCTGGGACATGATTTTTTGTATTTACCACGGAGTAACGAACAGCCTCGGTGGAGCAACTGGCGAACCATTGTGGTTCACTAACCTCACTTGATAATGTGTGGGTGCGCACATTATGGATTCCTAGGGTATCGGAATCTCGTAAATCGCCTATCTTATCTGAGCTCACTACAGATACGTACAGGCGCCCAGGTGTAATCAAAGATACTTGTTCTGAATCATTATCCTCAGATTCTTCAGAACCATCTCTCTGACCACACCATCCCTTTTTGCCACGCGGATGCGACGTGTTTAGGTCTTTACATTCCTTGCGGAATGCTATGAGCTGGGCTGCCGCCTTATGTACTTTCATTTCATAACAAAATAAATTTACCCCCTTGTTACGGCAAGAGGCCCCTATGTTTCAGTGATCTTTATTCGCCTCGACCCACTGGTGCTAGGTATCACCCACCCCACTTCTTTGGTTTGTGGCACCCTGAGTATCACAACTCAGACATCCCCCGCATTACTCTGGGGGAGGTTCTCATCGCTGCAATCTGAATTGCCTAGAGCTAGCTGCGATTGTTGAGCTCTATTGAGAAACAAATATAACACCCGATATATATGTCTCTCTGACAATTTTAAGAGGATAATTACAACGACTAAATAATAAATGAAATCAACAACTATATTGCTGCAATAGCTGCAGAAACAACCATCTTAGCTGCAGCGTCAGTACAATGTTGGGTAGTGGCTTTGAATGCTGATGACGCGGACTTCTTCAATCCATGAATCAACGCTTTCCCCATATTTCGATGTTTATGTTGGTGTATGGAGCGAACAAGCTCCTTAACCCCAACATTGGAAATAGACTCGCTGGTCAATCCTGAAGCTTCTAACACATGATTCTTAACTTCATAATTGTTAACAATTGTTAACTCATACTGATTAAGAAAAGATGTAGAAACTGGACCAGGAAATATAACGAATACAGATGGTGAATGCAAGACCGGTGCGTTAGATATAGAATAACGTCCACTTGTAGGAACTCCCCAATTTCCAACTATTGTTGTGAACTGGTAACCATCCTTATTACCATTTAAGTAGTTTTGTCCCCTATAAGCACGCCCATCGTATATAATTCCGTTGGGGTCATAGGTTTCAAAACGACCATCAAGTTCAGGACAGGTTATAGTCATTTCAAAAATTGGATCTACTGTACAATCCCATGTTATACAGTGGGGAGATGATGTAATATATGATTCAAGATCAGCGTGAGTCATCTCGTCAGCTGCTAATCTTTTATTCAATTCGCCATTGTAATCATGGTATATATAGGCAACTGGCATACGGTACTGCAAGACAGTCCTATTTTGCAATCTGATTCCAACACTAACGACGCGGCCGACCAATTCTAAGTCGATTGCATCAGCTTGTGAAGAATAACCAGGTGCATATAGAGCCTGCACAGCACCAGTAGTGTTGCCTACTAGATTACTGGAACCGGATGAATTATAAAAAACAGCATCAGGTGCAAATCTCGCGCTGGAAAGTGTAAACTGATTTGGACTACCGGCCACCCAGTTAGCAGTATTACCAGATAAAGCAGCATAACTATCATAGATATTCGGTTGAATGAATAAAAATGATGCTACATTGCTTGCTCCATTAATAGCTAACTTAGATCTGGAAGTCAATTTCAGAGTAGGCGTAGGATTAACTAAAGAAGAGACCGGAAGAGTGTTAGCAAAAGCATTGAAGCTAGCCTTGACACTTTCAGCCATGAGTGAATACCCTTGTCTGCTTGGTGTCTTAGTTTTCTTCGAACCTTTGCTCTTTTTCTTCTGGCTCAACTGTTGTTTATCCAAGTTAATATTTTGCCTAACCAAATTTACTATTTGATTAAGCTGTTTGCGTGTTTGTTGTTGAGAGGTTTGTTTACGGTTTGGTGTGAATGGTCATTTAGGCACAGCTCCACAATACTGCGCCCCTGGGAGTGCTAGACCTAGTACTTCATAGCATTTTGTTAATCGCTCCAGCTACTAAAAGCTAACGATTGGATGTTTTGCACCGCAGCACGTGTGACATCCAGCTTTCGCACACTATATGTTCATTTTTCCTACACCGACACTAGGAGTCGGGGGTAACTAGTGAACACCGCATCCCGTTTAAGCGCCCAATCTATTAGGACCGAGTCAAGTTCTAAGATGCCAATCAATACAACCACCTCAAGCTCGGTGGAGGGAAA